CCAGGTCTAGATACCCCATCACCACCTGTAGTATAATTTAAATCAAAACTACTCTTAAAAGTACCATGATAATGGATATAATATTTTTCCATCATGTTCATCTGAGCATCCGTCATTGGTTCATTAACTATCTTAACTTTGTGAATAGCTTCAATACCATATTTTTTAACTATATTCTTTATTCTTTTCGAACCTGTTATATAATCTGTTCTATTACCATTACATTTACCAACATACCTTGCTCCAAATGCGCTCGATTTTGTTTCAACTACTGTAATCAAGTAGATGTATGCCTTTTGGTATACTTTATTATTTGTTTCTCCCATAATATTTCAATATAATTTTTATAAAAAGTTTGAATTAATGTTCTTTATTTCTTCAACTATTTTCGAATTATCCCAGTCATGTTTTTGACCTAAATAATAGCTATCTTTTATAACTATTTCACCATCAGTATATAAGATGTATAGTTCTGTCTCTTCTTTAATAATTTTATCTTCATTCATAACGTTTCATTTGTTTTATATATTAAAATTAAAAAACTTTTTCAAAATGAATATATAAAGAGAGTTTGTACTTAAACAGACTTTTATAAATAATTAGAATATTATGACAAATAGTTGGGAAAATAAAATTGAAGTTAAAAAAGGAAATTATGGTGAAAAGTTAATCGTAGATATCCTTGAAGAACATGGTTGGAATGTATATGGTATTATAACGCCTGGAGCGCATGCATACGATTTCCACATGATGAAAGGTTCATCTTTCTATAACTTAGACGTTAAAACGCAAGATAAGATGCTTAGAAGGAATGAAACAGGTATAGCTGTAAAGCATTACGATAAATATTTGAAGTCGATGGAAGATAGTAAGCTTGATTTCTTATTATTCTTCGTAGACCCTGCATCAAAAGCAATCTTCTCAGGTAAGTTGAGCGAATTGAGAGTAGAAACAGCTATCGATGGACATATGTATCCTAGATATATGGATACTAAGAACGGTAGTCGAGTTACTTGGAATATGAAACAGCTACATAAAGTACGAAATCTTTCTACAAAAGAGTTAAGCGACTTAGAAGCATTCAATACTCATCATGCAAAGAAGTTATTCTAAATAGTCTCTGTCCGCCCTGTAGCAGCATTCTTAAGTCATTTAAGAGCTTTACAGGGCTTTTTGCTACTATAGTATATAAAAATGTTAGAATGGCTTAGAAGCTCGCCTACGCTCGAAAAAATATTCTTTTATTGTATTTATGATAAGCTAAAATGTCTCGTAATACTCGACTCGCAACATTACTGATATATATCTTAAACTTGTTATATCTTTTGGTTTAAATAAGTAGTATTAATCATATAGAGAAGCCAACATGCTTTTTAAAATGATGTCTTCAATACTAAAATCTTAAGAATTAAGGCTCACAGTGATGTAAGCCTTTTTTTCATGTCTAATTCCCCAATGTTAAGAAATTGTTAAATTAGAAAAACTTTTCCTCCATAAGTAGCTATATAATAGTAGTTTAACCCTTTCCTCAAAACAAATTTCATCATTTTCCGCATTTTTTCAAAACGTATTAAATATATAGAATGTAGACTTCTTATAAGGAGTTTCAAAGAACATTCATAATTATTTATAACGGGACTTGAGTTTTTTGTCATTCTTAAGTTCCAATCGCCTTTATCGTATAGTGGTTATTACATCGGTTTTGTAATCCGAAAACTTCAGTTCGATTCTGAGTAAAGGCTCAAAAGCAGTTCATAACGGGTTGGAGAGATTAATTACCTCTCCTCTGCTTAATTCAAAACCTGTTAATAAAAATATCGTTATGAAAAAGAAACAATACTATTTACAATTTACAACAACATTTGTTGAAACAGTAGACTCACTACTATCAGAATACTATACTGACTTACCTAGAGATGCATTCTATACATTCTTCCATTTGATGAATAAATATAGCTTTTATACTAAAGATAGAGGTTCTGCATCAATCCATTCTAAAATAATTAGAACATATATTACTAAGATAACTATAAATGGTGAAAGAATATATTTAGCCCCATTGATTATAGATGCATTAGTTGAAAAAGAAATTATTACATACAAGAATCACCGATGTGATAAAAATAATCCTGAATTAAATTATACAAGAGTTTATAAATTCACTGATTTCTTCGAACTTAAGTTAGATGACAGCTTTATAGAAGTTCCAATAACTAAAACAATAGCTAACATGATAAAGAAAGAATATATTAGACCAACCAAGAAAGCTGAACGTCAACAATACGATTTACTTAAGTCAAAAAGATTAATATTTGATTTTAAAGCTGCTTCAAGATGGATATCTGCTAGAATAGATAATCTAACGCCTGGACAATATACAAGTTTACAAAGTTCTATTAGTAGAATGTTAAACAAAGAGATAAATGTTACAAAAGATTCACATACAGGTAGACTATTTAGTAATTTAACATTGATGAAATCAGAATTCAGAAGTTTTATTACAATTGATGGCGAGAAGTTAGTAGGTATTGACTTAAAATCAGCGCAACCATATATACTATCTTCTAGGTTACTCTCATTATACCCTGACAATGACCAAGTTAAAGAGTTTTATACTTTATTAACTGAGGAAGATATATATACTCATTTTAGAAACAGATGGATTGAGCTAAATGGCTCAGCTAATTATACTGTTAATAGTATTGATGATGAAACATTCGAACCAATTACAGAAATAGTTGAAATAGCGGATAGGAAGGCTGCTAAGCTGGAGTTCATGCGTTTGATGTATAAGAAGACTAAAGGCTCAGTACCGTTCCAGGTTGTACTTAAGAATGACTTTCCAGAGGTTTACGGGTACTTAGTTGAAATGAAGAAGAAGTATTCTAAAGGAATAGGAAACAATTTAGCTGTTTATTTACAGAAAGAAGAATCTAAAATATTCTTACCGGTAGCTGAAAAGTTTAAGAACTGTTTAAGCTGTCATGATGGGTTGTATGTTAAGGAAAGTGAAGCTAAAGAAGTTTATGCTGCATTGAGTAACAACTTTAAAGCTTTAGGTTATAATAAGTATAAGTTAACTTTAGAATAGCAGTATTACATGCTAACTTTTGTTTTATTACTATTTAGAGACAGTAAATGAGCAAAGCCGCATTCTCATTGGTCTACAGAGCTTTTTTTTATGCATCGTTGCTAATGAGAGACTTACGCATAACTAATTAAAAATAAATACATTATGATTGGAATTTATAAATATTACAACAAACTTAATATAGTAATAAGCATTTCTACTATTATAAAGAGTCTATAATAATAATGAATACCCTATGAATATAAAATTGACCTGAAAAAACGCTACAGCCCTTTGTCAGCCTACGTTTGCTCAGAATTCAAAAAAGACAAAAAATAACAAAGTTTTAAAATTTCAGAAAAGTAAATAAATTGTGATATATAATAAAAACAGATTAACATGCTTAGGACATTAGCAAATAAATAATAATAAAAAAATATGAATAATACAAATAATATGAATAAATATAAAATATTACATAATGAGTTATCAGAAGCTGTTAACGAGCTGAATATAACAGATGTTATTGGTTCTACATCAAATACTGATGAGCTTCTTGACAAAGCTATTATTTACAACCGTATAGGTTCTGGTACTACATCCGTATCAAGACAATTACGAGTAGGCGCTAATATAAGAGATATCCCATGTCGTCTCGTGGGGTTTGATATTGAAGTTCCTTCGAATGGGTTACTTATTACAACCCACCTTAAACCATCTGCGTATATGAGTCATGCGTATGAAGTTACTGTGATTTATGAATCTGGTGTAGAGTTAGACAAACCTAAAACTATGCCTATATTCGACTTATTCTCACATGATAATATTAAAATTTTTGAGTTAGGTGACGGGTCAGAACTTGTATATGATAAATCTATATATTTGCAGATTAAGAAATTTGAAGAAGATGGTTATTCTCGACATGATATAGCTGAGTATTTTACAATAAAGGACGAGTTACGAATACTTGCTGAACAAAGGGTTACCAAAGAGTTTGAAGATGACAAGGCGAAGGAGGAGTATTGGAATCGTCGTAGTAGTCGAACTTCATCAAAACATCATAGGTCTAGTTCTAGTTCTAGTTCTGGAGGTTTTGATTTTGATTTTGATGGTGATGACGATTAAATCATTAGGACATTAGCAATAAATAAAAACAAAACTACGTATTATGAGAAAGAAGAATAAAAAGGAGATAGATATTGAGAAATTAATACGTCTTAAGGCATTCAGACAATATATGAATGATAAGGGTAAGACTGTTGAAGAGTTAGAACAAGAACGTTTGGAGTGGCAATTAACTCTATCTGCTGAAGAACAATTGCTATTCTGCGGAAATGTAAAGATACTCTTAAACGAATTAGGACATTAGCAAATAAATAAATAAAAACAAAATATGAAGAAGATAAAAGTAGAAGGTAGGTATAATGATACAATGCGTATAGACGGTTTAGAATGTCGAAAAAATGCATCTTATGATACTAATTATAGAGGTACTATACCTAGAAGACAACGTAAATATTCGTATTTATATAAGAATAGTTTGATTGGGTTTAGTTGGTTCAATGACATAACAGGTATTAACTTAAGTTTAATGATAGACAGCTTTCGTATCGATGAACAATGTACAGAACAGTATATATCATTAAAAAGTAATTTGATATTTGAATTATTTAATGATGATGAGATAATATTATATAATATTGATAAAAGGTTTTCTAGGAAGATTACTAGGTCTGAATATGACGAAAGTGAGAGGAATAGGCGTCTTGCAATTAATAAGCTTAAATCAGATTATAATAAGCAACGTAATGACGATGCCGAATGGATTAAATCATTAGGATAATAGCAATAAAAAATAAAAACGTATTATGAATGAATTTAAAAATGAGTATACAGTAGAAGTACCTCAGCCTTGCAATTGTTCAATTGATTTTGCAGTTGCATTGGAAGCATTACGAACAAGTATATCAATAATAGAGACTAGGTATAAGCATTCGGACCCAATGTTCGGAATTAAACCATTAACTGAGTTTACGGATGCTTTTGATAAGATTAAAATGTTGGATGATAAGTATAATCAAGCTAGACTCACTGAGAATAGTAGGAAGTTTTATAATCAGCCATCATTTTTTAAGAAAAATTAACATAAATAGGTACTATATCCAACGATTAGTACCTTTTTAGAATAAACTTTATTTGGCTATTTTTCACCTAGTTGATTCAGTATCAATCTGATGTAGCGATATTTGCGAAAAGTGGTAAATTTAAAAAGGATTACGATTAGATATATATTATAGAAGTTGAGCATCGAAAACGCTCTTAACAAATTAAAACAGATTATAAATTATGGGATTACAAAGAAGAGAAGAGATTAAAGCAAAAGATTACTCGGGTACAGACAAGATTACAAATGGGGGACTATTAGATATGTTTATAGATTCTCAAACTGTTACAAAAGTTACTAGTACTACGAATGGTAGAGGTACTGTTAACGATGTCGAATTGGTATTTGTAGATGATGTTATAGTTGGGCATCCAAGAATTAATATGTCTGACTTACCTATATATAATCTTAAAGATTTAAAAGAGTTCTCAAAGTATCATAATGTAAGCGTTGACTCTTTTAAGGCATTAGAAACAGTTACGAAAGCAATTATCACATTTAACTTTTAGTAAATAAAAAATAAAAACGATGAGAATGAGTCTATATCGATGCGAGAGCTGCGGAACCTACTGGACTAAACCCTTCAAAACTTGCGCAAAATGCAATAAACAATAATAGAAATATATGATAGACAAGTCAAACAAATTATTCGAAGATTCACTATGTATAAAAGCTGTTTACGTAACTGTTGAGAAACCTCTTCCAAACGTTCAATACATACTTTCAGATATCATGTATGTTCCTGACGAACCGCCTGAAGATTTAGTATTTAAATTTATTGAACAAATTAAGGTAGTTCCTTTTTCTGGTCGAACAATTTTATATAGATTTATCACTACTATATCTGATGAAAAGTTTGATATGAAGTTTGATACAGGTGATGAAATTATACATTTAGGTAAAGGACAAAAATTTAACAAAGGGTTTATAACTCTTGAATATAGTATAGTATAAAAATTAAAAATAAAAAATAAAAAATTATGATAAAGAATACAGAGATTAGATACGACGACAAAGGTAACCAATTAGTTATCGAGTTTGATGATAATGAATGGGAAGGTAGTATTTACAATTCAAATGGGTATAGAGTTCGTTGGGATAATTCAATTGGTAAATGGTCCAACTGGACAATCGACTCAAATAGTAAGCTATTGAGTTGGGAGACGTCAGATGGTGAATGGTCTAAATGGACATACGATTCAAAAGGCGATTTAGTTAGTGAAGACAGTGGTAAACGATTTATGAATACTGTAAAAGGTTGGGAGAATTTTAAAAATAAATAGAGATTATGAAATATCAAGAAGCAGTAGATTACTTAATCAACAAGATAGGAAGTCATACGCCATCATCCGAGATAGATACTACAAGACAAGCATTCTTAGTAGCAATCTTAAATGATGCTAGGGATGTAGAATTGAAAGTACTTGTTAATAATAGCCATGGTCTTAATGAGGTAGTACTTAAAACTAATGACGTATTAGAAGTTGAAATTACAGAAGACATGATAGCATTTTTTTGGTCTAAGTTTTACGAAACTGGAGAAAATGTAATAAACAATAATAGAAATTATGGAAAAAGATTTAAAAATAAGAATTATAGGTAATATAATAGGTTTCCTATTAATAACAGCTGGATTGATGTGGTTATGGAATGGTTTCATACCTATCATTTTAATGTTACCTGAGATAAGCTATTTACAATCAATGGGTTTGTATGTCATGTCGAATTTATTTTTTAGAAAAGATAAAAGGGTTGGGGATGCAATTGCAGATTTAAAAAAACAAAAACAAAAATAATTATGGAAAAGATAGAACATAACAAATTAAGAGGTAAATCCGGTCCTGTATTCGTAACAGTCGGTGATGATACAGTTGAAATTAAGACAATTAAAGAGTTGAGAGAAGTTGTTGAACCAATTTTAGCAGCTAATCAAGAATCAATTATTGTAAAAGTTACAAGATATCCGATGATGGCTAGTTATTTTTGCGACATGAAAGAAATTACATACGCAGATGGTAGAACTGAGTTAGTATTTGACCCTGATGGAGATGGTTACGAAGGGGGGCAAGTTAAGCCTATGGCTCAAGACATTGAAAACTTGAAAGTTGGTGACGTTAATAAAAATAAGATTGAATTTGATGTCTAATATTTTGAAATCGAATCCTAATGAATTTATAGCAACTCCTGGCGATTTAGTTCAGGAGATGCTTGATTTATTAAACAAGTATCACGATGGTGAGATTACGGAAATACTTGAACCATGCGCAGGAGCATATGATATTTGTCAAATAATTGAAGATGAACAGTATGATGTACCTATCTTAGCATATGACATCGACCCTAAGCATGCTAAAGTTAAACAGGCAGATTTCCTGAAATTACCTATTAAATATGCAAAAGGGCGAGTATCTGTGACAAATGTACCATTTAGCAAGAGTGGAAGGTTTTTAAACGCAATAATGAGATGTAGCGATTTTGCAGTAGTGATAACAAGTGGTAGTAATTTGTTAGATAGAAATGTTTGGTATAATGATATATATGATGTCGTATTAGTAGAGCATAGGAAGTATCAACAATTCATAGGTGGTAAATATACAGCGAACCTGTGGGTATTAAAAAAGAAATAAAATTATGATAGAATTAATACAGATGTTCGCAAGTGAATTCGTAATAGAGATAGTAATTGTTGGATTACTTTTATTATTAAAATTTCTCTGGAGTATCATAAACATAAAAGACAATATCCCTCAAATAATATTTATAGCAACTCTTGTATCACTTTTTCTAGCAGTAGCATTACCTAGTTTAGTTACTTGGTTATTAGCATTTGGCTTATCATCCACAACGCTTTGGATACTATTCTCCAATTAACTATTAAGATAACATTAACAAAAAAATAAAATTAAAATTATGATGAAAATAGAAAAGAAGTATAGTATTGTAAAAGGATTGTTAGATTTTTTACCAATTAATGAGTTTGAAGGCGGTATTCTGTCAGTTGAAGTTTTTGAATGTATGCAACCAGTTTTCAAGGTATTGTACCCTGAATTAAATTTAGACCCTTTGAGACTTGCTGAGTATTTCACAATGACTCCACGAGTAATAAATGACTTAAAATGGTATAATAAAATTCTAACATACTTAAAGATTAGAAAGTCTACTAATATATACAGATGGCAAGATAAGTATTTTGCGAAGATGCGATGGAAAGAATGTCGAAAAAGAAAGATTAACAATGAAGTATAAAATTGAATTCAAACTCGACCATTTAAAAATCGCTAAAACCAAGCATGGCGAATTAGAACTATCTGACATAGAAGCTGAAACAGCTCTTAGTTTAGACAATTTAATAGTTTTGAAAGCTACAAATCGGGTTAAGCTCTTGACAACAGACGAGTTCTTAAAATCTAATTTTGCAAGTTATATACTTGAATCGAAAACTGATGAACGATTGAAGGAGGTTGAGCAATGGATTAAGTATTTGAATGATAATGCTATCAGGATATACTATCTAAACGCTGTTCTACCTGATTTCGAAATAACAAAAAGAATAATAATAAAATAAAATTATGAAAGTACGATTTCAAATGGAGGATGGGGCAACAATAGTAATTGAGGATAACTCTCTTACTGATGTTATGGCAAGGCTTAAAAAGGTATTGAAAAATATTGACCTAATTATAAAAATGGAAACGTTATGATTAAAAAACTAGATGATAATTATCAATACTTTGTTATATGTGAAAATATGATAGACTTGTACGGTAATACTGAAACATTTGGGCATTATTTCAATAGTGATGAACTATATCCAGCAATAAACATATTATACAGAAAGTACTCTTCTAATTGGGTTACATATAGTAGAAAGGTTGAGGAGTTAATGCATTCAATTGGAGTAACAGATTATAAAGGAACATTAAAACAATTATTAGAAAATGAAAATTACAACAAATAAAAATAAGAATATGGAATTAATTAAATTATATACAGAATCAAAAGTAAGATTAACATTATTAGATGTTAAAAGAGATGGTATTACATATACATGTCTAATACCATACGCAGAGAAAGACCTGTTAAAACTACCTATGGAAGGTATGTTCATTGAACTTACCATTGAACATGACAAACCTAAATACATGGAAGTTGTACCAATAAGTTGTGCAGAACGTAGTCAAGGATTTGAAATTGTTTTCTCAGAAGTAACTAGAGACATGATTGTTGAAGTTATGGATAATATTAAGGTTAGATTAAACCCTGATTCCATGGTTGCTTTTTATAAATTAGTTAAGAACTTTGAACAAGGAGTTGGATACTGGCATGATACATTAATACAATAATAGATATGATAAAAGAATATATAAAAGTTACAAAAGAAGCTTTAAGTCAAAAAGCATGTAAACCTTATCATAAACTGTTAAGAAAGAAGTTGCTAGAGTTAGAGAGATTGCTAAAAGAGTAGATACTAACGTATATTGTAGTACATAGTATTAACGAAAATTACAATTATGAAATATCGAATAGTAAAGGCGTTATTAATAGTAATACTGTTTATAATGCCATTTAAAGCCCTCTACGCTCCAAGCAGCATAGTACGTACAGAATTAGTAGAACGTCCTTTAGAAGCTCTTAAAAAGCCTGTAATAGCATATGAGCATTTATTGAATAGAAATATTAAATATAAGTTCGGAGGGAATAATATTGAAACAGGTATTGATTGTTCAAGATTGATACAAATTTTGATTGATTGCGATGAGAGGCATTCAGAAACTATCTATAACAATCATAAGGATGAGTATCCTGAGTTAATCTTTTTTAAAGGTAGGGGAGTTAAACATATAGGTTGGATGATTAATGATTCAACGATATTACATTGCAGTCCAAGAAAAGGTATCAACCTAATGAGCATTAAATCAAATGAATATGTTAACTTCTATTCATATATAAGAAAATAATAAGCATGCAAAAAACAATAACAAACGAGTACATCGAATACATTGAAACAGGTAATCAGAAACATTTCGTATTTGTATATAATAATTTAAAAAACGTAATGCTTTCGGAATTTGGTTCAAACCCTATATTCGATGACTACAACTTTATAAATACATTTGAAGATATCTACCAAATACTCATTATTAAGTTAGAGAAAAATAAATATAAGTTCGACAAGACTAAGAATTTAACATCCTACGCATTCAGAATATTTGATAATATCATTAAAGATGAGATTCGAAAGATTAAAAATAAGGATGGTAGTTATAAGATGGAGAAAGTTAGAATTGCTGACATAAATTACGTATACTAAATATAAAACGATACAAAACGATGAAAAAATATAAATTAGAGAAAAATAGTCAAAATGAGCAACAACATCAAATGTTCTTGAATCAATATAAAGCTATTAAAGATAGTTCTGATAGAACATCTAATCATGACTTGTGGTTAGAGTTGAACGAGTACAGATTGAATATTCAATGGTTAGACATCGAGGATGCTGAAGTAGTTGAGGATAAGCCTGTAGTAGCTGACGTTAAACCAAAAGCTAAACCTAGAAAAAAGACTGTAAAGAAGTAAGTATCTATACGTCAAGGATTTGATATATACTATCTTATATACTTGATGTAAAGGGTTTTAAAAAATATAATAATATGCCAGCAGTAGTTAAATTCACAAAAGCTAAGAAGAAGCAATTCATAAAAGTATATATTGACATTAGGTTCAATGTATTGGCTACTTGTAAACGTATTGGTATAAGCGAAGGTTCGTTTTATCATGCTATGGAGTCAGACAATGATTTCAATGATGAGATTAAACTTGCAAACAAAGGCAGGAAATATTTAGTACAATCTAAATGGTTTGGAGGAGTTAACAATCCAAAGACAGAGAAAGCTTATCTAGACATGTTGGAAAAGAAGACTCTTGAAAGATTGTTGGAATTTGATGAAGTTGAAGATACGAGCGACATATCATTCGATATAACAAAAGAAGAATTTATAGAAGATGAAAAAGTATTTGAACCAGAGGGAACCGAAGAGGACTAAGTACATTCGTCAGAGGATGCCATTGACTAAGTATTTCTCATCTAAGCAATATGAGGTATTCTTATCATTGCTGAACGGTGATGCAATGTACAACGTATTTAATGCAGGTAGACAATCTGGAAAGACTTACCTTTTATCACGGTTAGCAACTATATTAGCAGTTCTTAAAGGTAATGAGAGAACTAAGATATTAGTTGTTGCTCCATTTTCAACGCAAACTGATACATTCTTTTATGATGTACTTCAAATTGAAGGGGTTGAACATTTGGTTAAAAGTAATCCAATATCCCCATATAAGAAGATATTATTTAAGAATGGTTCGTTCATGGATTTCCGAAGCGCAGATAATCCAAATTCAATCCGTTCTAAGAGTTATGACTATATCTTTATTGATGAGTTCGCATTCTTCAAGGCTGGAGCGTTTAACTTAGCGATTGGACCAACCTTAATTGCATCAGGTGAATCATGCCGACTATTCTTCAGTTCAACCCCATTAGGAGAAACAGGTGAATATTATGACTTGATGGAGAAGGGTAAGGATATTGAGTTACCTGATTATACATTTAATCATATCGACTTTAGGAACAATCCAAAGAGTAATATGAAGTTCATTGATTTAGAGTTCTTTAGACTAGCTGAACCAGTGTTCAGGCAAGAGTTTCTAGGAATACCTATGTCAGATGGTGGTGAAGTATTCAGAAATTTAGATGTAGTATGTAATATTGATAAGCCAATTAGATGGTTGCCAAATGATAGATATTGGGCAGGTATTGATTTTGGTCGAATAGGTGATGATACTGTTCTAACCATTCTAAATAAGGCTAAGGAAGTTGTATACATGCAGGAGTTCAAAGGTGATTGGGATAAACAATCTAAAGATATGGCAATCATTCTTAATGAGTACAAAGCGCTAGTATATGCTGAATCAAATGGAGTAGGAGATGCTGCAATATCATCATTGAGAAAGTACTACAAAAAGATAACTCCAATCTTCACATACAATACCAATAAGAAGGAGTTCATTGAGAACCTTAGAGCCGACTTAATGTTGAGTAATATATCATTACCAACTAAGAAGTATCGTCCTAAATTGTTCCAACAGATGAGCAACTATACAGTATCACAAACTAAGACAGGATTATATTCATATCACCATAGACCAAACGAGCATGATGATTATGTAGATAGTTTAGCATTAGCAAATTACGCATATGATAAAACAAATAAGCAATTTACGAATATGATGTACAGTCAACCAAACGACTTTCATACATACTAAAAAAGATATACAATGGATAAAGAAATGAGATTTATACGGATAGAAGAGATACAGATTCGTAAGCTTGCTAATAAGATTAAGGATGCTTCATCAAATGATGATAGTATTATATACGAGTTGGAAGGTTATGCTATCGACATGATAGAAGGATACCTAATTGGTAGATTTGATATAGATAATATATTCAGTCAGAAGGGTTCTAAACGAAGTCCTACCTTAGTACGAATCACAATAGATATGATATTATGCATGTTATTCGAAAGGTTAAACTCAAATGAGATGCCGATTAAATTAGCTGAGAGATGTGAGAACAATACTAAATGGTTAGAGAAGGTTGCAGCAGGTAAGATACCAACAAATCTACCTTTGTTAAATCCTAAGTTTAACTCAACTACTCAAATGCAGATGACATCTAGTCCGGCATTCAACAATATAGACAATACAGATTAATTATGACAGATAATAGAAACAAACAGTTGATGGCTCTTAAAACCCTTGCATCAGAGCATGATACAACTAAGAATACCTTGCTTAAGTATAAGAATGCTAAGAATGCTGCTCAGAGCGTACTACATCCTAATAGATATGCTTGGTTGGAATTGATTTATGATATTAGACATGATGCTCATTTGTTTAACCTAGTTAAGATACGTAAAGCAGCTATAACAGGATTAGACTTTTCATTGACTAAAGCGAATGGTAACATCGATGATAAGACAACATTGTTATTCGAAGGGGTATGGTTCAAGAAATTCTTAAACTATGCATTAGACGCTATATTCTACGGTAACTCATTGATAGAGTTCTTCATAGATTCAAAAGGTGAATTAGATTGTGAACTTATACCAAGGGAGAATGTTATACCTGAGCGACAAGAGCTTAAGACTTTACCACATAGTATCCAAGGAGATATTGATTATACAGCTCCTATATATTATAATCATTTAGTAGAGGTTAACAACAATTATGATAAGTATGACTTAGGTGACTATATCACAGTATGTAGAAATGTATTACTAAAAGGTGAATCTGTTAATAATAATTCGCAACATATTGAAACGTTCGCTCAAGCAATTATACTTGCTACAACAGATGAATCTGACCCTGTAGCATTGGGTAATATTATGGCTAATCTTGATAACATCCGTAGAAACAGTAAGATGTTGAAGAATAGTCAAACAGAGATAGAATTTATAACAGCCGATAACTCATCAGCAGCAGCAGGTCTATATAAAGACTTCATGAAAATGATGAATGATGAGAATAGTAAAGCTATCGCTGGTGGAACAATGATAACTGATGATGGTAGTTCTAAGAGTCAATCAGATAATCACATGTTGAATGCGATGTCCAGGACTAAATCAGATATATCATTTATTGAGACTATCATTAAGAATGAGTTAATACCTGTTCTTAAGAATTTAAACCTTATTACAACCAAAGGAATTAAGTATAACTTTAATGAACCTGAGATACAAACAATTGAGCAGAAGGTTGATGTAGATAGGTTCTTAATAGAGAACTTCAAAGTTAAAGATATTAACTACTTTATCAAGAGGTACGGAACAGAGTTGGAATACTTAGACGAGATTGAAGAAGATGAAGAGGTTGAAAGCTTTAAGCAAGAATTAAAGTTAGCTAAGAAGAAGTCTGATAGGTATGATATAAATTTAAGTTTAACTGATGTTTAGTATTATGTATAATAAACTGTAGTAATGCTATGCTCACTTTTGTTTTATTACTATTTAGAGACAGTAAATGAGCAAAGCCGCAGTATGACTGGGATACAGAGCTTTTTTTTATGCATCCTTGATACTGAGCAACTTACGCATAACTAACTATAAATTAACAACATGGGGAAGACAGCAAATTATAATATACGAATTAAGAACCTTGATGCAATCCTAGCCGGGAACGGTTTAAAGGTTATCAAAGATGCATCGCGAATGTATCATTTATTAATGTTAAGAAATATTCGAAAGTTTTCTAAAACAGGTAGACTCAAAGGTTCATGGAAGTTTGAATTATATGATAACTCTTCAGCATCAGTATATTCCAATCTTCCTTATGCAAGGTCTCAGGATAAAGGGGCTAAAATTAAGATAACCAAGAAGATGCGAAATTACGCATGGTATAAATATAGTCGGACTAAGAATAAGATGTGGAAAGCGATAGCTATAACTAAGAAGAAGTATATCAAGCTACCTGCAAAAGGTTATTCAAAAGTTAATCTAAAGATAATAAAAAAATTCATAGAGTCGAAATGGGGAAAATGAAAGTAAAGTTAAAAGGAGTTGATAGGTTGTTACGAGATTTGAAAAGGTCTTTAACTAAGATACCAATCATAGCTGCTAACGAGTATAAAAAAGAGATTGTTAAGAACCTTCAACCATCCAGAAAGACAGGCGCATTAAGCAAGTCATGGAAGGTTAAGAAATCGTTAACAAAGGCAAACGTATCAAGTGATTTACCATATGCAGCCATTCAGAATTACGGAGGTCGCATTAGAATTACTGATAAGATGCGTAATAAGATGTGGGCATTGTATAAGGAGTTTAGACTACCTGTATATAAGGCTATAGCTACTACAAAAAATTCACATGTAGTAATACCTGCAAAAGGGTATCTAAATGTTGATAGAAAGAAGATAATGCGCAAAGTAGATATAACATTAAACAAAATAACAACAAGAATATGATAGACATACGAGATGCAGATGCATACATTTACCATTTTTTCGAGACCTACATTACAACATGTTTACCTGAGGTTCACTCAGTAGACCTTTTCTTCAATCAGTTTGAAGAGGAAGACGCTGGTGAAGTTGATGCAAGGACTAACCCAAAGATAGGTATCCTTATAAATGAGCATGAAGACATGGCTAAAGGTACGCTTGGTAGAATTCAGACATTTATTGGAACAGTTACATTGTTTATAGGTATAGACATTACTGACAATTTTACCAGTGATTCAAGCTTAAAGGAGCAGAACCTAGCGTATTTAAACCTATTAGGGGATATATACCTTCAGTTGTCAGCTATAAGCTCTTACGACCTTCCTGACGACCTTAAGAACGATACATTCATGATTAATAATGTTAAGCGTACTAGGAAAGCTTCTGCAACAAATAGTGGCGATGTTAAAGTTAGTCAGATTGACTTTCAATTCATCGTACAAGATAATACAAGATATAAAGCCCCTATTACAGGATTTGTAGATAGTATAGACTTGACTATAAATATACCAACATAGAAACAATGGATAATATCATGTTAGAAGAGTTATTAACATTAATACTCTCATTAGATAAGTATGTACAATTAGCTATACTATTAATCGTAGTATTACCTACTTTCGTATTTTACAAATTGTCAAAGAATCCTGAACTAAGGAGGGACTTTTTCAAATGGTTTAGAAGTCATAAAGTTGATACAACATATAGCGTTCGAGACCATGAGATATTCATAAGCAAGCCTATCTACAAGTTGATGATTAGTAATATATCGTTTAACAAAGATATTAAGAACTCTGTATTCAGAATAATACTTAACAACAAGGTTGACATAACTATAGATGCATTGAAAGACTTTGTATCAGAGGACTTTACAGACGTTACCGATATTGAAGCAAGGATGAACTCTTTCATAAGTAGTACCGTATCTATATACGAGACTGTTATAAAAGATAAATTATTAACAATGTATCATGATGAAGATGGTTCACATTTGTATAAATATTTATACGAATCTAAATTTAAACATTTTCACAATACAAATATTACGTATACTATTAAAGGCGTAATGGGTTTGGCAAATTCAAGGATTAGTAATAACCAAAAGTTGTATCTATTTTCAGGATACATTAAGACAGCCTTAGACATGGCTATTGTAGATTGTGAAAAGGAGTTCGATAAGCTTAATGGTGAATTGAATCCGTACAATGATAGATGGCATAGGTAATAAAATATAAACAATATGAGATTAGATTTTGCATCAAATGATGATAATACGTTGTTAATTCAGAATGGTGATTTTGTTATTCAGAATTCAGAGTTAACTCAAGCTAAACGAATTATATATATGCATAAAGGTGAGCTTAGACAATACCCTTTATTAGGCGTTGGTATAGAGTCGTTTATTGGTTCGTCAATATACCCTACAATACTTTATAACCTTGTTGATTCTGAGTTGACTAAAGATGATTTGGTAGCGGATGAAAAAGAATTAACAATAACAGATAATTCAGTTGACATTCAAATAAAAATGAAATAATATGAGTATATATGACGATTTAAGATTTGATATAAATGATAAAATTAAATTAAATGGTTTAAGAGAGATAACAGGTACTGTTCTTAATGCGCCAATGATTGAAACTGTTGATGTCATGGAAGCAAGAGATATCAAATCTTTCAATCAAGAGTCATCACCAATCGGAACAGTTATCGGTGACTTCTGGTATAAACCAAGTACGAATGCTTTGTACAGATGGACAGGTTCAGCATGGGAGTTATACGATTTTACAGGTAATGTACCTGTTTCACCAGTACCCCCTCAAGATTGGGTTGATTACAATCCTCAGGCTTCAGTACCTCCTCAGTTATTAGGTAGAAGTTGGTTCGATTTGAATTCTGATGCATTTTCAGTATTTGGAGATTTAGAAGGTAATGAGGTAAGTAGACTAGGTAGACAATTACGAACTAATGTTATAAATGGTGAATCCTTTAATCTAGTTCCTGGGCATGTAGTTAAGATAGTTGGTTTAAATGGTGATATACCTGTTGTAAAACTTGCTCAAGCTAACTCTATTGAGTCTGCTAGAACAACTATAGGTATGATTAAAGGTACTATACTACCTGGTGAGAATGGTATATTAGCTATTCTTGACGATGTTATAAATGTTGATACATCATTGTTACAAGTTAATGACTCTATATTTTTAGACCCTCATGTAGCAGGTGGATTCACAGCTATAGAACCTTCTGCGCCCCATTATGCAGTAGCGATTGGTTTCGTAGGGGTTGTTTCTGTTACAGGAGCTGTCGCAGTACGATTTGGTGGATTTCAAGGTAATGATACTGGTACAAATGCTCAAGGTATTATCAATAATATAATTACGCAGACTCATAATGTAGACATAGATACAGATGGCGTAAATATTTGGGCTGATGTAACTAATGAAGTTGAACCAACAGAGAACTTACCATTTATGATGAATGAGAAGTTATACTACTTAGATACTACAACCAATACAGGAGCAGGTGGAGCAGCAAGAGTTATAATACCTCCAGGAGCATCCGCAACAGAAAAGCAAGTATCATTTGTTTATATTGAACTAGTTGGTGAAGTACCTACGTTAAAAGTGGCTACAACTGAACCTAATCTAGCTCAAATTGCTAAGGTATGTAGAGTTGTTGCATTTGATGCTACTAGAACTCAATCTGATGGTAGAATATTTGGATATAGACGTATCAATAATGCTATTACCAACAATGGACAAGGTTTAATAGAGGATGCTTTGGATAACATTAGAGAGAAACTTGGTTCAAATTGGACCAGTGGACAGGATGCAACGACAACAATTGATAATACTCAGATTAGAGTAGCATTAACAGCAGGACAAGGTAGACAATTTAGAAGAAGTTCAACTCCATTATTCGATGGTTTAAATTATCTTATATTTAATGATAACTCGAACCAACAAACGTATGCAGCTAGTACTAACTTAATTGATATTTCAGAAACAGCATTAGGTGAAACTTTAAATACAAATTGTTACTATAATATTAGATTATTTTATCACTTGAATTCAAATGGTTTTGGAAATGATATAATTGCAACTAGACCGCTTGGTAAATATTCAAATATAGCAGAAGCAGTATTAGATGTGAGTAATTTTACAGTCAATGTAAACGATGTATCAATTGAAGAAGAGATATACCCATTATACGATGTTGTTATTCAACGAAGTGGAGGTGGTTCAACAATTACTTTAGCTCAATTAACTGATTTGAGAACTAAAATTGCTGGTGGAATCGGTGGCGGTGGAGCATCTGGTGGAGGTGGAACTGACGATAAGGTTAGGATATCTGCAACAGATACAACTAATGATTACCTTGGAGCTAAGATAGTTGCAGGTGATAACATTACGTTAACTACTTTGAACCCCGGAGCTAATGAAACAATTGAAGTATCAAGCGCAGCATCTGCCGAAAATATTTATAGAGGTGGATTTTGGTGGAGTTTGTTGAACAAAGTTGATGAGAATATATTAGCTGATAATTTAAATCGAACGCAAATCTATTTAGATGGTTCAGGTACAGTTACAAAGATTCAAATTAGGATTGATGACATTGGTACTAATCCGAATGGGGTAGCTATTAACTTCATTATTAATGGTTTAGATTTATTAACAAGTAATTATAGCTTATCACAAGGTTTGAATGAGTTAACAGTTTTTCAAAATAATACTTTTACAGATAATCAAGAGATTCAGCTAGCTGTTCGAATAGGTTCAGGTGATGATAACATTGGTGATGGTTACATAAAAATATTTACAGAATGATTATAGAAAGTAGATTAAATACGTACATACTACCATCCGATTTTGTACCGGCAGGTGGAACAGTTTTAGACTTACAATATAACAATTCTAATATTGATATTTCAGATGTACCTAAAGTTATAACAGCTAATGGAGCAGAGGTTTATACGGATGGGAGATATGGTGAGTTGTTATCTGCAAGGAATTTTACAGGTACTCAATACGATAGCTGGGTTAATACAGTTGAATATGACAAATATACTGTATCAGGTTGGATTAAACATATAACTAATACTGATGAATTATCGTTTTTAATAAATAATGATAATAAATTAAATGTAGCAGATTTTTATGGTACAACCGCTGTAGGTATTACATCTAATGTATTAGTTATCATATGGGATAAAGATAATGGAACTACTTTTGGGGGTGGTTTTTTAATTTTAGATGCTGTTGATGCAAAATGGGCTCACATAGCTGTTTCTTTGGACTCCATTAACAAAACTGTTGCTATAAAAGTAAATAATAAGTTCTATGATGAATCAAATTTAGTAGGGAATGCATCCGTATCTGTAGATACAAGTAGAATACAGCCATTTACAGTTAATACTGTTGTTTCTGGATATAGTCCATCCAGCCCTAGATTTCCAAATTGTAACATTTACAACGTTAAGGTTCGCAATTACTTAATATCGAATGAAGAATTAAAAGCTGAATTTAAAAAATATCCAAAAATATGAATTTAATCAATAAAGACAATTACAAAATAAGTACAATATTTGGAAATGGTTCAAACAATTCTAAATTAAAGTTTGCTATTATATCTGATGAACTAGTATCTGAGATAGAAGGTTTGTACTATCAAGATGGTACGTATACTGATGAGGAAGGTATAGAACAGCCTAACATGGTCAATCTTAATTTAATTGATTCAATAATTTATCAGGAAGTTGACGGACAATTGTTTGATGAGGTATCAAGTATTAATTACAAAGCTACTCAACCTCAAATAGATACGTATCTTGAGAACCAAGCTGCAACAGCTAACTATGAGTTTTTTGAAGGAGGGTATAAGTATAGAATAACTATTGATGATTTCGACAGATACTCTCATGCTGGATATGGTGACTTCACAGACTTTTGCAAAGTTAATCCCGACATAAAGTTAATCGGTTGGAATAAGGTAAATGGTTCAATCGTTCTACATAGTGAGATATTCTTAAATGATATATCGGATGAACATTTGAACATGATTAATAATGATGTATATACGGATACAACTGATAAGGTATTTACATTGCAAATAAATTTAGATTTTTAACATGATTGTACAAAAAGAACTTAATGAGACGTTATTTTCATTTATTATCAAATGGTATTCAAGTTTATCGTTTATACAACGATTTTTAAATGAGAATAATATTGATGACATGTTATATTTTGATGCTCAACCTGTAGGTACTGAATTTATAGTTACTCCTCCATTGAAAAGAATTGTTAATAACTCGAAACCATTCATACCTGATTTAGCTCCTTTAGTAATTAAAGCTAAGAAAGAATTTAATCAGAACGTATTCGACTTTATTTTAACATGGTATGGAAACTTGCGATATATAAACGTATTCTTATTAGATAATAACATTACTGATTTGAATGAGTTCAGCAAGCTGCCGGTTGGTTACGTACTCAATATAGACAGTTCTACAAAAAATAGAGTATCTAATACATTTACTAAAAATAATTACAAAGTATCTACTGGCTCAACATTACCAAAAGGTGATTTCAATGATGACTTTAATAATGATTTCAGTATTGATTAATAAAATATAAAATAGACTATGGCATTATTTATACCAAGAACAATAGATGAAATATTCACAGAGTTATTACTTGATAAACAGTTGTTATCATCAATAGATGGTTTAGACCCTGATTCTGTTGAGAATTCAGAAACATTGATACAAGCCTTGAATGCAGGTAAAGCTGCTGAATGGGTTATATGGTTGTACAACATGGCAACTCAAGTTCATATTACTGAGGTTCGAACTGAATCAGCAGTAACAGATATAAATGCGTTATTCGCTACTAAACGAGTACATACAGAAGCTTGGTACATTGAGAAAATGTTAGAATTTCAAGTAGATGATGACTTAGTTATAAACCCATTTACTAAGCAAGTTACATATAATCCAATTGACTTAGATGCTAGGATTGTAGGTAGTTGTACTACTAAACCAGGTCAAACCCTTCGTCTAAAGGTTCGTAAAGATGTTGATAATATTTTCTCAGAAGATGAAATGACTCAATTACAAACCTATTCTAATACTATAAAGGATGCCGGGACGCAAACAAAAGTAGAGAATTTTGAGGGTGATGAATTTACGTTAAACATGACTATCTTATACGATGGTACTAAGAATTTAGTAACTGTTACGTCAGATGTAGAAAGTATAATCAATGCATATCTTGACAATCCTGAACCAGACGGAAAGTTTATTACATCATCTTTAATTGATAACCTTCAAGCATATGAGGATATTATAGACCCTCGTTTTGATGGTGGTATAGCATTAGACTCAGTAGGTAATGAAGTAGCTTTTATACATGAGTATCAAACAAATGCAGGATGGGCTCTTGTTAATCCGTTAACTCCATTATCAGCTACTGTAACATATTTACCAAGAACAAAAACAAATTAATACTAATATGCCATTAACAGTAGATTATAACTATCAAACATTGATAAATATCCCAATTAAGGATAGGACTCAGGAACGATATGATTGGATGCGTTTGCAAGTATCTCCATTAACAGCGTTAAATACTAGTTTTGATGAATATTACAATTTCCAAGAAAATCAAGCTAAATATACAAGTCAAGTTCTAGCTATCGAGGACTATTTGAATACAACATTAAACCCTGTATTCCCTATATTTATAACTGATGGAGCATGGTTAGATGAAACATTCTTATTTAGAAGAGGTGAACGATTCGCAGATAAAACATATTTATATGCTAGATTAGAAGCTCAAACGCCAATATATCTATACAATAGGTCTGAATTTGATAATGACCAAGTAGATTTCTTTGTTAACATGAGTAGTACAGATGCAGGATTAGAAACAATAGTCAGAAGTACTGTTGAGATATTTAGACCGGCAAGTAAAATATTTGAAATATTATTCGATGCTGACCCGATTAGATGTAATGCTGATTTAACAGTTACTCCAATATCTTTCACATGTAATAACGATTTAACAATAATATAATAAAAACAATATAATGACATATTTAATAGGCGATACCATAACATTTACCTGGTCAGTTACTAATTCAGGAGCAGTTTCAGGAGTTTATACAGGTACATCATCATATGATGGAGTTCTAGTTAACTATAATGAAACGATTGGACCAACTAATACTCATGTATTCACTCGTTCAGTAGAGATACTAGTTGAGAACTCAAGATTTACTAGTTCATGTGGACAAATAATTGACATAGTAGCAGTTGCGGCAGACCCTGAGTTTGAGTTTACAGGAACTAACTATGAGCAAACATTAGACTCAGGTATATTGAATCCGATGCAAGGTTTAACAAACGGTATAATTGAGTTCGACTATAAAACAACTCTGTCTACAGAACAGGCTGTAATATCATTGACTGATGTTAATACAGTTCAAAATGATTCAAATACATCTATTAATATCAATAGAGGGATAGGCGAGGCTATACAATTTGTTTCAGCAAACCCTACTCAATATTTCTTCTTTGTTAGTACATTAGCTGAGGATTATTTTTATGATGGAGCATATCATTCAATCAAACTTATTATAGACGGTATTAATAACAGGTTTATAATTGATGGAGTTACATATGAAGATACAGATATTACATTCTCGGGAGGTACGAAAACAACAAATTCGTTCATGCCGTCTGTTATAAGCAACATGAATGTAGGTAGAAGATATGTTATTGGAGCAGTTGGACAATTACTTGATGATTGGTATTGCGTAGGAACAATTAAGAATTTAAAAATTAAAAATGTTGCGGAGACAGTAACTTATTACGAGTTCCCAGTATAAAAAAAATTAAACTATGAAAAGAATTAGAACCGAGTTAACTGGAGGATATCCATTTACAGAAGATGACTTAACATATATTCAGGATAATGTTAGAGAAACTACATCAAGCATAGCTAAAGGTTTGGCATTAGGTAATGCTGCTCTTAGAATTGAAGGTATATCTTATACGCTTGCTGATTTAGGAACGGCTGAACCAAAAGCAATTGTTGAAGCAGGTACATTTTGGTATTTTGATGAAGTATTTGCATTTGAAGCTACTACTATCACAATGCCCGTAGGTTACGAAGGATTTGAGTTTATTACAAACTATTTCTTCGATTTATACGTTGATTTAGAGACTCCTGTATTATTTAAGGATGGTAATGCTAAAGAGGTTGATGAGATTAGAACAGCCGTATTGACATTAGCTCCAACGAGTTGGGCAGGTTTAAATTACATAAACGTACCTTCATTTACAGACGCTATTGAATCATTAGTTCCAGATGCAACAACATCAGAGCCAGGAGTTGTTCAATTAGCAAATGACTTAGGTACTATAAACGCATTTAGTAATACAACAGCAGTTACGCCAGAAGGATTGAATGCAAAAGTACCTCATATTACAAAGTCATTTGAAATAGTTGACTGGAATATGGATGATACAGATATTATAAATATACCTGTTAATATACCGTCTACAGATATTCGAAGCGTAAGTATAATGATATTATCAGACTCAACTAATACATACGACTTCCTAAATGGCGGTTCGCATTTAACAACTTCAGCAGGTATTATGACTTTGACTAGAACTATAGGCGGTATATTTGATACAGTATCATTCAGCGCTACAGGAACTACTAGAGGTTGGGTAACGGTGAGCTATATTTTTTAAAACCTTGCTTACTTTACGTATACTAAATATAGACAATAAGATGGAAGATAAGTATTTTATATTATCAGACGAAAGTTTGAATTCACATGGTTTAATAATTGAGACCAACGGAATTATTTTAGAAAGATTTCTAAAGAATCCTGTAATGGGTATAGACCACAAGACAGAAAGCGTTAGAGACATCGTTGGTAGATGGGATGATACTCATGTATCAGGTAGTTTTCTAAAAGCTTTACCTGCGTTTGACATGGGAGTATCTGATGGAGAATCTACAGCAGGACAAGTAGAAAGAGGTTTTATTAGAGCAGCGTCAATCACAGTAGACGTATTAGAAGTAGCTATACCAGAGGATAAATCATTACCAATGCGAGTTACAAAATGTTTACTTGTTGAAGCTTCGATAGTAAGTATACCATCTAATGAGAATGCGATTAAACTTAATTATAACGATAAAGAACTATTATTAAATGATGATACATCTAAAGATAAACTTAGACTGTTTCTATCAAAACAAAACAAATCAAATATGAAAAAAGAAGAATTAGATAAACTTAATGAATCTTTGACAGAAAAGGATTCAACAATCGAGGAATTAAAAGCTTCGAAAATTGAATTGAAGATGAATATTACGAATCTTACAAAAAATGTTGAGGATTTGGACAAGTCGGAGAAGGAATTAAAATTATCATTGGCAGAAAAAGATTCTACAATCGAAGAACTTAAATTATCTATAGATGGTTTAACAGAAGATAAAAAGCGTAGTTATTTCAAATCTGCTGTTGATGCAGGTAAAGTTACAGTAGAACTTGAAGACGAATATCTAGAATTGAAATTCGATAAAATGAAATCTATGTTAGATAAGCTTTCACCAGCGAACGCAAGTCTAAGAGAAGCATTAAAACTTAACAAAGAAAAATCTAATCAGGCAGACAAGTCTAAAAGTTTTGAATGGTACATGTCTAACGACCTTAACGGTTTTAGAAACCTTCCGGAAGACGAGCAAAAGAGATTAGAAGATATAAATTATAACAATAAAAAATAATAAAATATTATGGCAATTCAAAATATTAAATATTCAGATACCTTAGCAGTAAATCTTTACGATACTAACCCTTGGTACATGTTTGCAAGAAACTTGGATAAGTTTAACTTAGGTACAGTTGTAAGCATTCCTCAGGAAGCTGCATACCCATTAGCTAAAGTTAAAGGCGCAGGTGCAGAAGCAATATCGACAGCTATTACATATACTGAGAAGACAGTAGCATCAAAGATGTTAATTGTACCTCCTGTTTATGTAGAGAAGAAAGAATCTGACGAGTTAACATTCGATTCAAGAACAAGATTAATTGAAAATGTTACGCTATCGTTACAGGAAGCTATCAGTTCTGAAATCATGAACGCATTTAGCCCAGGAGCTACAGCATTAGAGTCTATCACAAGAACTTCGGGTACTGTAACAAGACCTAATGTATATGGTCAACCGGCTATGAAATCTCTTACAATGGCTGACATTGCAAAAGCAAAAGCTAAATTGATTATCCAATCAAGAAGTACTAATCCAACGAATCTTTACTTAATTGTAGACCCTATCATGTATGCTGATTTAGTTCAATTAGACCAGTTTGTAGAAGCTGATTCATTGACAATTCAAACTCAAGTTAACGGTTTTGTAGGTACAGTTCAAGGTATTAAAGTTATTCAGAGAACATCTGGTAATCCTTATACTGCATTAGTAGCTCAACCAGCAACATTAAATTACAAAGATACATATGATGCAACTCATTTTTCTGGAGCATTATTAGTAGACGCTAATCTAGTTGGTTTCACAGCAAGAACTAAAGAAGGAGCTAGAGATACTTTCGTAGGATTCGACAATTACGCAATCGGTTACTATACTGATATCGTTCAAGGACATACAAGAGTAACAGCAACTCAAATTTATGATGAAGTAGCAACTGTAATTCAAGGAGTTGTAGCTATCATAGAGCAAGCATAATCATAGTAGTTTTGATGAGTTTTCCATGGGTTTCTATAAAAAACCCTATTTTTAACAAATAAAATAAAAACAAAAACATGGCAATATCAGGATTACCAGGAGTAGACGTTACGGTTGCAGGAGCGATAACAAGATTACCTCTTAGCAAAGATGGCGTAAATGGCTTCCCATTGTACAATGATAATATTGTTGACTTAACAGTTTTTTCACCTACTAGCAGAGAACATAAATTTACAAATTTAGCAGCTATTGAAGCTACAGGTATTACAGCCGATTCAACCAACTTTAAGGACGAGTATGAAGCTCTTTCTAAACATTATCTTAATGGTGGTAAAGAAGTTTGGATTGGAGTATATGATGTACCATTGGCTGCATATGATTGGGTAGAAGTTGACGAATTACGCAAAGCATCTGAAGGTGAAGTACGAATATACAATGTATCAGTTGGCGCTAAAGTTTTAGCTGAAGTTGATATCTTATCATTGAATGCGGTTATAGCATCATTTGAACCGGTTATTAAGAAACCAGCTGTTGCAATTTATGCAGCAAATACAGGAACATTAACATTAGCATTGTTTCCAAATCTTAGAACATTAGCATCATCAGCGCCAAATGTATCAGTAGTAGTAGGTCAAGACTTATTGAACTATCCAGCTACAGTTACAGGATATAGTCTTCCAAATATTGGAGCAGTATCAGGAGCATTAGCAAGAACAAAGGTTAACTTAAATATCTTAGACGTAGGTCTTAACAATTATGCAGTAGGTTCAAGTATGAATCAAGTAGGTATCATGATGAATGATGGCGTATCTGATAACGTATTAGTACCAATGTCAAGCATTGATAAGGCAGACCAAGATGAATTAGCAGATAAAGGGTATATCTTTTGGAGATACTTAGAGAGACCTGGTACATACTTATCGAACGATTATAATTGTTCATTTGTAACAGATACTTTCAACTCTATCAAAATTGTACGTACAAAGAATAAAGCGTATAGAGATGCTAACGCAGCTTTAGAAGTTTTAATTGGAGCTAGTATATTATATAATGATGATGGTACAATGAGACCTATATCAGCAAATAAGTACAATACTACAGCGTCTTTACCTTTGAAGGAGATGAAAAATAATAATACTATTAGTAATTATAGAACTACTGTAGACCCTACTCAAAAACCTAGAACAAATAATAACGTAGAGGTACAGATAGAAATATTACCTACAAGTTCAGGGGACTATATTAATGTAGGAATGTTATTTGTATATACATTAGCATAATAAAAAATAAATGATATGGCAAATTTTAAACAAGGTGAAGATTTAATCATCGAAATACCAGTTTTAGATAATCAAAATAACAAGGTATCATTGACGACAGCAACTAAGATTAGAGTAGGCTTCTTTATCAACAATAGAGAAGCTAAAAAATACTTAGATGTATCGTTAGAACCTATTATATCAGGATATGGTGAAGTTACAATTAATACTGTAAACGACTATGTACTTGATGTAGAAGTATTAAGAGCTGACAGTTCTCAATTTTCAATAGGTGATTTAAATGCTACAATACTGGTATCATTCCCAGATGCTGTCTTAACTGATGGTATTGTTAATGAATATACTTATGATATTGGTTCTGTAACAAAAGGTTATTTGAAAACTGAAGATTTAACATTATAGAATATTCTTAATAGGATGTTCGAACTAAAAAATAAAATAACATGGCAGTAAATATGACAGAAAGATTGGCTGTGAAAGACCAATTAAATATAAACGGTAACAATTACGATAGAAGTTTGATAATTATTGAACTATCCGGTAAAGGGGTTATAGACTTCACAAGTACTGATATTACAGAATACATTCAAGCTATAAACTATACTGAAACATCTACAGTTGAGGAAGGTCGAGTACTAGGTTCAAGACGAGCATCTTTTTATGGATTTAGCGGAATAGCATCTGAAGGAACTTTAAAACTAATAGATGCCGGTATAGGTAAATTAGACGAGATAGCTAGAGAAGCTGGATTACCAAGTTTAATTTGGATGGGTCAAGGTACAGTAGGTTCTAGAGTTGATATAACAGTTAGTTATGTAACTTACAATGGTCTAGAAGTAATTGATACATTGCAAGGTATATTCTTCACAAGTAGAAATAATGGAGCAGATGTAGATACAGCTTTACAAGCAAGCGAAGCAACTGTAATGATTGGTCGAATTGACTGGGGAGTTAATACAGGAGCTACAGAAGTATAAAACATGACGATTATAACGTATACTAATAAAGGGTTGGAATGACTAACCCTTTTATTAAAAAACAAACTACTATAATATGAAAAAAGAAGTAAATAAAGTTTTAAGTCTTCCTTATGAGGGAGATTTTGTTGATTTAGAGTTTAAACCTCTAACAAAGTTAACATATGCAAATGTATTTAAACATTTTAAAGAAGCTGACCATTTCGAAGCGATTGACGTAATCCTTAAAAATTGCTATGTAAAAGGTGAGAATGGTATAGACCTTATTAATGACCAGGCTACTAAAATGTCGATGGCTAACCAAATTATATCTAAGTTACTGGTATTCAAACCTGTTGATATATCTATAACATATAGCGGTAAAAAGCATAAGAAATCATATGATGAACTAGTATCTAAACATGGTTTTGTATTTGTTGTAACTATAGATGCTGAAACAGAAGAAAATGAGTCAGATGGTGAATCAGTTGTATTTTTGAAACCATTGAAGGACAGATTCCAGTATAAAGAGATATTCAATCTTAATATCAAAAGTCCTTTACGTTCATTAGACTACATCTATAAAAATTTATACCTAGGTGGTGATAACATAAATAAGAACATAGTTCATTATGTATCATGTTTCTCTATTTCTGACTACATCCTTACATTTAAGGACAATCAGTTTAAAAAAAAATAGTTGACAAAGAAGAGATTGGTTTAAGCGATTTAGATATGATGGATATTAAAATCGCTTACCATTTTAAGTTAGACCCTGACGAAATGTCAGATGATAAACATAACATGTACTACATTGGAACTAAGATGATTGAAAAAGAATTAAAAAAATAGTAAATGGCTGACGTAACTGTAAATATAAGTGGTGATGCAGGTGATATATCTAGATTGTTAAATGGAGTATCAGGTGGTTTCAATGATTTAGAAAATAGAGCTAACTCATCGATGGGTAATATTGGTAATATGTTTAAGAATTTAGGCGGAAGCATCTTAAGCGTTGGAGCAATATTAGGAGGTCTGGCTATTGGAGGACTAGGGGCAATAGGTAAAGGCGTATTTGACGTTACTGCCGAGTTTGAAAAGTATAACGCAGTATTAGAAACTACATTTGGTAGTCAAGAAGCAGCTAACGCAGCTTTTGCAGGATTACAAGATTTTGCAGCAACAACCCCTTTTCAATTAGGTGAGGTACTTGAGTCGTATAATAAACTAACTTCTAGAGGTATTGCCCCTGCTAAAGATGCATTAACTTCGTTTGGTGATTTCGCATCTAGGTCAGGAAAAGGTCTTGACCAATTGTCAGAAGCTATATTAGATATAAGTAATACTGAAAGATGGAAAGAGTTTGGCGTACAAGCTAAGAAAGCAGGTGATGAGGTATCTCTTACATTCAATGGTATAACTAAGACTGTACCTCATACTGAAAAAGCTGTAGCAGGAGCTATCGCAGAATTCGGTAAAATGGAGGGAGTTGCAGGACTTATGGATAAGGTCAGTAAGACAATAGGTGGTCAAATGTCAAACCTACAAGATAGTTTTGGTCAGGTCGGAGTTGCGATTGGTTCAAAATTATCACCAATTATAACTCCTTTAATAGGGCAATTCAGTGATTTCGTTCAAAGTACGATACCATTTATAACTGAAGGTATCGATGTATTAGTAAATCTATTCGGTACAGTATTACCCGATTCTATGTCAGAGTTGACAAAGTCACCTATTGTAGCATTTCTACAGGATACTTTGGTAGCTCAATTTGAGAATGTTAAACTCATGGTTGGTTCTGTTATAAGCGTTGTACAAGGTTTATGGCAAGGTCTACAAAATCTTTGGGAAAATAGTCCTATGATACAGGCTTTCGGTAACTCAGTACTTAAATTAATTAAAACTATACAAAATGCTTTTAGACCTTTCATAACATTTATAAAGGGTACTATAAATGCATTAGTTGGATTCTTTACTGAAAATAAGTTCGGTATAGCAATTGTTGAATTTATTGTAGACCCTATCCAGGACATGGTCACTATATTACAGGATACATTCTCTTTCTTAGGTGATTTGTTTACTAATTTGAATGAGTTCTTCGGTTTCACAGACTCAACATTTGAAGTACCTGAGATTAAGATTACTAAAAAAGATAAGGGAAGTAATGAGGATGTTACTACGAATGAAGATGATGTTAGTTTTGATGATTTACAAGCTATATTGGACGCTAGTAAAGCAACCGGTCCAGGTGGTCCAGGTGGTCCAAGTGGACCAGGTGGAGCAGCTAAGAAAGAGAAAACAGTTGGAGCAAGTAAGAATATAACATTCAATATAGATAGTATAATCAAGGAATCACATATTACTCAAGCTCAAGACCCATTAGAAATTAGAGAGTTAATTAATAGAGCAGTTAAATCATTGATTGCTGATTCTAATCAATTCGCATAAAAAATAAATAAACATGGCAACATTTCAAGATAAATTATTAGGTGACGATTTCAATGGGAATTCATTTTTGGAAGCTGTTGACATTGGACAAGGTATTTTCATAGATGCTTTAAATTTTGACGCTAGATTCTTATCTCCTGAATATTGGAAATTTGATGCTAGGGGTAATATGACTAATGCCTGGATATCATTTTATACAGGTGAAGAGTTAACAGCTTTTGAAATAATCGAAGGTGAACTTCAAACAGGTTCAGATGTATCTACTATTACTGGCGTTAGTATCAAACTGTCAAATTCTCCAAAGATAGTTGAAACTCAAGTTAAAGGATTGAATAGTAGAGTATATACTGAGTTCACAAATAATGGATATGATTTAACTGTTGAATTTACAGAAGCTGGACCAACTTTTTGGCAACAAAATAGTCGAAAGATTAAGAAGTTAACTGATGTATTGCAATCTCAACAAATTATAAATGTATCTAATCCTCAGTTAAATCTAATACATGGTATTAACAAGCTAGTATACAAAGGTATGCAAATAGGTCAACATGCTCAATTTTATAATCAGAATCCAATATCAATTACATTCTCAACAGTATTAGATGTTGACATTTTAAGTCCAATAAATCAAACGTAATCAGGATGTTTTACAATATATACGATAGAATAGTATTTACAGACTCTAAGCGGAATAATTTCAGATTGAATTATTACAACAGTCTAATGATTAATAATGATATTAATACAATGACGGATACATGTATAATTACTATACCTTATTCTAACGTTGTTTTAAATTCAGCAGAGTTGACAATGAAAAGCGTTGATGGAGATGATATTACTATTTCGTATGGTGATAAAGTTAAGATACAGTTAAATTACTATCAAACTCCTGAAGAAAAAGTTGAACTAGATGCCAAAGGTGATGATAATATTGTATACTTCTTAGGTTTTATAAAAGATTTTACCGTTAATAATGATTTGATTGAGATTAACTGTGAAGACTACATGTTCGAATTTAAGCAAATTAAAATTAACTTCTCTATACCTGATAAAGTAAAAGCTAAACTTGTTGTTCAAAATATAGCAGCTCTTTATGGACAAGTATCTCTGACGAATAATGTAATAGATAGTGACTCTGAAATAGATGTTAAAACTGTAGATTCGTTATTATATAAACCTGATACGTTAGATTATAAAACAGGCGCTACAGTATTCCAAAGGTACAAGGAAGACTATAAATACTCAATATATTTTAGAACTGTGGATAATAATAAGCCTACATTATACTTTGGGTTGAAATATCCATTAGAGAATGACTCAATTACTCAAACCCCTGTTAAATTCTCGTACGGTTATGATGAAACAAGGTATCCTATTATACAAAATAACTTGGGGTATGAACATTTCAACAAAGATGCCGACTTAATTATAGTTGGAAGCTATACAGATAAGAAAAATAAGAATAAAAAAACTGAGATAGCTACTATAGATGGTATAAATATTCTAACAAAGAAGAAAGAAATTAAATTACAGGTTAAAAATAGAAAAGTTAGAGAAAATATTAACTTTTTCGACTCAGCAGTAAAAGGATTAGATGATTTAGTACTTCAAACTTTCAATAATTATCAATCTTCAGGATTTAAAGGTTCATTCAGTACTTTTGGAACGCCTAAGTTGGAACATGGTCAGATTATTGACCTTAAAATTGATGATGGGTTCGGAGATTCTATTATTGAACAGTATTATATCGACAATGTTGTAACTAAGATAGTACCTAATACAGGGTTTACTCAAAATGTTACTATAGGGTCTAAGTTATAAGGTTTTTATTAGTCGAGCATACGAGACGCTCTTCGAAAACCAAAAATAAAATAAAATTACTATGGAAAATTTATCATTATTAGACAGTTTAAGACTAGTTACTAAACAAGAGTTACCTTATAGCCGATTATGCGTTGTTAGACGCAATTCAAATACCCATAACTTCAGTGAGGACATTCTAGCTGGTAAGCATATTGACTTGTCGAAGGGTGATAGTATAGACTTGTTGTATGAGGTTGAGCCAATTGATAGCCCCGATTTCGATGAGAACCCTGCGTATGAAATTGTAGATGGAGTATTGAAGCAAACAATGTCTGATGAAGATTTGGCTTTGAGCATGCAATCATGGATTAGCTATGTTAGACTATCTGCGCAATCAGAAATAGAAACAGCCAAATTGGATGCAGATGATTCGACAGGAGTATTTTTTCAACCTGAGATAAATTCATACGTAATAGTATCATTCCTAGATAGTAAGGATGCTTACATAACGATGATATCTAAAACTGGTAATATTAAGATAAAAGGTAATGCAGGTGAAGTTGATTTCACTGTGGATGACTTTGCGGAAGCTAATAAAAATTTAATTCAGTTTTCTAAGAGCGATATTTTCAGAGTCTTAACAAATACTCCAGATGTTGAATTTTTAATTCAAAATATAATCAAGCTTATCAATGGTAATAATTACATTGAGATAGGTTCAAATAAAATCGACATGCAAGGTCTAGAGTCACCAATATCAATTAGGCAGTATGTCTTCGAACGAAACAAGCCAATCGGTGAGCTGAAGCTGAATGCAGATGGTAAGTTTACTTTAGAATCTAATGATAACAATTATAAGGTAGATTTTCTTGACAATCTATTTAAATCAGTAAATGCTCTTACGGATGCTGTAGCAGATATAAATACTAAGTTAAGTACCGCTGCTACAGCAACAGGTGATAAACTCGTATATACTCCTGTTAACCCATTAACTATTACTGACATGAAAAAAGGTAAGACTGATTTTGGAAATGCTGCTGAAATAATGTTCAAATAACAACAATCGAAAAGAGGGTTATAACTTAATATAACCCTCTTCAAAAACTTAATACGTTCCTACAGCTTCATTGTAGAAATACTTCATTTTAACATGCTTAAAAAGCTTATGTTCTGCACCCCAATAAATACGTTTATTATTAGTATACCTAGCTAATTTCTTCATATCAAGATATTTCATACCGTTAGATACTTTAAGAATACCATTTGAAACTAATGGGTCAACCGTCTTAACTTCTTTCTCAGATGTATTACAACTATCTAATTGAGCAGTCAATACTTCATTCTCAACAAGTTCAGCTTCATACATTTGATAAGCCTCTTCAAACTTAATTTTAGTACTATCCTTATACTGTTCATAATCAACAACTAACTCGTCATGTTCTTTTTCTAAACGGTCTAACTTTAGATATGTGAATACTATATTAACTGTTACAGCTAACATACTTAGTACCAAGTAAATTGCTATCCATTTTTGAATACTTGATTGATTCTTAGTGAACCATCGTCTAATTTTAATTTTAATCTCTGTCATAATAATTGTTTTTATTTTAATTATATTCTATATATTTTAATAATAATGTATCACCTTCTTTACTTGGTTCAATCAACATAGTATCTAACCAAATGTTTTGTAACTTTCTATGTAACAAGTCTAACTCTTCGTAATTTTTATTACAACTATCAATTAGTCTATCTAATATATACTTGTCGTAGAACATTTTGTTGCTACCCGTTAAATTTTTAATATACCATGTAAATTTTAAATAGTCGTTTCTCATGCTACAAATATAATAAATTTTTCCTTAAAAGTCTGAAATATTCGGAGTTTTTTGTTGTAATTGCTTAAAAAAGTTGAAACGAAAGTATAGAATAGTATAACATTCGTACTGTTTGGCTTCTAACTTGGTCTTACATAAGTATATAGGCTCTAATTTAAGTTCACCCGAAAAGTTAATTTTTCTTAAATAGTCATATAATTGCTTCTTGTCACCTTTTTTAAAAGATGAATTATGCTCTTTCTCACGAATATCAATACGTTCTATCGTTGTTTTACCGATGTAACGTATTGTATCATTGATTGTTATGCTGTATACGACATGTTTCATTTTTTACGAGGTTTATACTTATTTGCAACTCCCATTGTTAAACTCCAACCTTTATGGTGATGTCGCTTACCCAATACAACTGCTGAAATATGACTAGCGCTCAAACCAAATTGTTCACAGAAATTAGATTGAGTATCTTCAACCCAACCATGGTCTTTGTGATAAAGTTTAACTTTACCGGTATTACATACTGTAGCATTCATAGCATCTTCGATTGTTAAAGACCAACCTTTTGTATGAAGTATCTTACCTAGTACAACAGCTGAAAGATTACCCGTATGCAAATCATATCTAATTCGTAAATCATACATTGTACATTTTTCAGTAACTATCGTATCGTCAACTAATTTATACCATGTTCTAATTGTTGAATCATAGTTACTATTTAATTCACCAGGTCTAGATACCCC